GCCATAGGCGCCCACCTGGCAGAGCTCCTTATCGCCGGCCTGTAGGGTGGCGCCGATCACCGCAACGCCAGCCGCACGGGGTTCGTTTGCGATCAGGAATTGGGTTGCGCTCGCTCTGTCCCCGATATGACGGATGGTGCAGCGAGGAAACTTCACCTTGCCGCCCAGGGCGATCAGGTCGGAGAGACCCACCTCAACCACCAGCCACTTCGCATCGGCTTCGCCGACAGTGCTACTGCAATCATGGTCGCCCTGGCCGAACAGCCAGCCATGCAGGCCGTGACCGCACTTGTTGTCCTTCTTCCAGTCAGGGGCTTCGACTACCGCTCCGATCTTGTCGGGCCACTGAAACCCGCCGTGGCTGGTGAGATCAGCACTGCAGGTCCTGAGGACGAGAGCGGTGTCTTGCTTCTTGGTCTTCGCTTTGGTGGTCATACTTTTCTCCAGTGGCGCCATCGCTGGCGCCGGGGCGAGGGGTGGCTACTTGCTGATGCCGATGAAGGGAAGCGGGGAGCCGCTGGCCATGTAGGTGGGCAGCTTGCCGTCCCACTTCTCGACCGCGTTGAGGGTCACGACGTCGGGGTTCGAGCGCAGCGCTTGGGCGCGGATCTCGATCGCCTTCGCATCGGCGGTGGCCAGGGTCAGCTTCGCGTCCGCCTCCCCTTGGGCCCGAGCGCGTTCCTTGTCGGCTTCTGCCTTGGCTTGGGCGACCTCGTTACGGCGCTGCTCGGCCATCTGGGTGGCCTGGATCTTCGCGTTCAGGCTCTGCGTAACCTGCGGCGGGAGGACCAGGTCGGATGCGTAGTAGATGCGCTCGATGTTGATGCCGATGGGCGCCACCTGGTCGCGCACGCGCTTCTCGACGGCCAGCAGCAGGTCCGCCTTGCCGGCACCATAGACGCTCTCGACTGGAAGCTTCGAGGCAACATCGTTGAAGGCATCGCGCACCATGTTCCGCAGGAACTTGTTCGTGATTTCGTCGATTCCCGCCCGGTACTTCTGGAACAGCGTCGTCACCTTGTCGGGGGATACCGAGTAGGTGATGCCGACGGCGCCGCCAACCTTCATACCCTCAACGGTCTGGAAGCTGATCGCTTCCTCGCCGCCCCAGGTCTCGGTCTGCGTGAAGGTGGGGAACAGGTAGAGCTCCTCGTTCACGCCTACCCAGTAGCGCCCAGTTCCGACCTCACGCGTCTCCACACCCTTCTCGGAGCCGTAGAGATTGACGATCACGCCGACGTTGCCGGCAGGCACCTTCGAACAGCCCACCAGGACGGCGAGCAGGCACAGCATTGCAGCAGCGGGAATCCGCTTCATTGGTCTTTCTCCTTGCTGGTGGTGGCCGCTTGTTCGCGGCGGGTGTTGGCGAGGTGGATGCCGAGGCAGACCGAGGCGATCAACCAGACGCCGGGGATGGCGAATCCCGCGAAAACCAGAACGTCGTCGCGGCTACTGACCAGGGCCGGCCCAATGCCGCCCACCAGGGCGACTGACAGTCCGGCATAGGCCAGCAGCGCGATACAGATCAGGAAGAGCTTCCCGGGCTTGATGAGAGGTTTCTTGTCCATGCTTTCCTCCAGGCAAGCCGATGGCCTGCCGCGGTTGTTGGCTTTCGCGAAAATCGGTTGATTACTGCTGGGCTGCTTCGGCGCGTTCGGTCTGCCGCGTCAGATCAGCCCTCTCTGTTGCAGGTCGTTCAGTTCTGCTTCAGCAAATGCGGCCGCCGCCTTCAGGTCTGCCACCGTAAGCTCGTCGACCGACTTTCCCAGGCCCTGGATGTGCCGGGCGAAAGCGCGCTGTGCCGGCCCGTTGTAGCCATGGCAGAAGTCGGCAGCGGCGCGCAGTTCACCGTCGAGCTGCAGCGCCAGGATGTTGAGAGGATCGTTTCTGTCCCAGGCCATGATCACGCCACCCAGGCCACGCCATCGCGGCGAGCAGTCAGACGAGTTTCGATCTTCCTTTCGCCGCCACGGCGGCTGCGCAACATGTGGTCATCGTTGAGCAGTGGCTGACCGGCGACGAGGAAGGCGAGGGCGATCACGGCGGGTGAGATAAGCCCGCGGCGCATAGCCTCGGCCACCAGGGCGGCACGGCGGGTGACTCCGAGTTTGGTGGTCGCTGCCAGAACGCGCTTACCCACCGTGCCCGGCTGCATGCCCAGGTCGCGGGCCAACTCCTTCGAGGTACGACCCGCAGCGATGCCCAGGACGCACTGAAGCTCACGCAGGGACAGGCCTTTGCCGAGGAAGCCGGTGAAACCGTGTGCGGTGATGGTGGCGGTGGTCATGCAGTCTCTCCATGTTGACCGGATCGATGGCTTGCGGTCTGTTGCTGTGCTGTCAGGGTGAGTATGAGTTTGCTCATATTTTTTGTCAATGAGTTGTCCCATATTTATTTATGAGAAAACTCATGGATGCTTTCTCAGGGCGAAAAAAAAGCCCGCGCTAGGCGGGCTCGCTGGCTTGGCGGTGACTCAGGAACCGATTCCTCCACCACGCCAGATAACACGGCCAATGATCGGAAGATCATGAACCGACGTTTCGCTAGCGATCTCGTCTGGATATGCGGTTTTGTCGGGGTTATCGCTTCGAATGAGCCAAGCGCCTGTTAGCTGCTGATTCAGGCGCTTGATGCTGATGCCCCCGTCCGGTCGCCTGATGACGTACACCTGCTTATCCTGAGGCTCTATCTTGGCTACGTCGAAGAGCACGACATCGCCCTCGAAAATGTAGGGCTCCATGCTGTCGCCTTCTGCGTAGATCACAAAGAGGTTCTCAGGTTTGGAGTTGACTCGCTTCAGCCAATCTCGCTTGAACACCAGGCCTTCAGTGGTCTCTACATGATCGTTGAAATATCCATCGCCGCACTCGCCGCGAGCAGTGTATTGGGGAATCAGGGCGTAGTCCTTTTCGCTCGGGGCTCTTGGTGGAACCTCTTCATTGTTGTTCATGCTTCCATGCCCAGCGGCGAGCCATAGTGCACTTACGCCGCAAGCGGCGGCCAACTGAGCAATATATGCCGTTCCTTGCGACTTTCCCTGTTCAAGGTTGGAAATTGAGGTTTGATCCAGGCCGACTCGCTGAGCCAGTTGAGCCTGGGTGAGTTTGGCGTGCTTGCGCGCGGCCTTGATACGGTCTTTGAGTTCCATCCGAAAAGTATCAGGGGCGTTCCCATATCCTTGCAAATGAGTTTTCCCCTGAGCTATCTTATGAGTATTCCCATAAGGAGGGGTGCTATGACCACCATCTACAAAGAGCTCGTCGCCCACTTTGGGACTCAAGACGAGACCGCCGCGAAGCTCGGCGTTGACCAAAGCACCGTGTCTGGATGGGTCCGGGGAAAGCACGGGATGTCTCCTCTTGTCGCGAAGCGGGCTCAGGTTCTGACCGACGGAAAATTCAAGAAAGAGGACCTGTGTCCGGCTTTCCCGTGGGAAGCGCTGTCGGCAGTTGCCTGACGCCGACCAATCTACCGGCTCGGAGGCCGCCGCCCATGCGCAAGACATATCTCGCCACTTCCCGTCGCAGCGCCCTGGTTGCGAATGCTGGTGCCGGTTTCGGCCAGTCCACAAGCTCCGCCGACCTTGAACCCATTCTGCCCTCCGATTCCCACTTGGTGCAGTGCGCTGATGCTGCTGTGCAGGCATCCAGTATGGGGGCGGAGCAATGATCCGAAACGTCTTCGTGATTCTGGCTGGACTGATTGCGGTGGCCGTTATCTGTGCCGCTGGGGTGATCCTCCATGCCATCGGCGGCTACCACATCGAGCTGACGCCGATCATCGCGACAGTGGGGGCCGCCGGCGGGATCGCGCTCCTTTGCCATGAGTTTGGCTACAGCGCTGGGCGCAACAAGGCACTGGATGACCGCTTCTACCCAAATGCAGATGCGCCTTACGTGCACTTTCCCAGAGGCATGGACAACTACCGGGATCGCCTGGAGTTCCTGAATCAAGCCATCAAGCGGCTGCACGAAGTCGAATCAGCCAAGGCCAATGGCGCTGAGGATCAGAGCCCCAGCGATCAGGGCAATCAGCCAGAGCGCAAACGTCATGATTGATGCGCGCCTTTTCTCCCAGAAAGCCCTCAGCGGCGTTATTCCGCCCCGGTCTTCTGGGAAGTATTCCTTGTCCCAGTGCCTTTCCTTCCAGCGCCTGAAGGCATCTCTCAACCAGTTCATGCCAGGCCTCCGTGGCCGTTCTGTGTGGAAACAAAACGATAGCACGGAGTGTCCTGGCGCCACTTTGCGGCCCGGCTGACTCAAACGCCGGAAAGCAAAAGGCCCCGCTTTCGCGAGGCCCTTAGTCGGTAGTCGTTGACGCGACTGCCTGAATATCAATTTGTCTTTCGAAGGACGAATTAACTATGCAACAGAAAACCCAAAATGCGCAACCCCCGCGCTCTGCTCATCAACTCGCATCAGACCTGCTGGATGGCCTCGAAGCCGCTGTTGAGACCGTCAAGGGGATGCGCGCCATCCTTGCACTGGTCCGTAGAGATGAGCAGTGCAGCAGTTACCTCAAGGATATCTGCACGATAGGACTCGGTCAGGCCGAGTTCGTTGGCGGGAACCTTGAGGATGATATGAAACAGGCCGACGCAGAATTGTTCGAACTGGAGCGTGTCGCGACCCAATCCGGAAATGCTGAAAACGTGTCGCAACACGAAGGCGGTGCAGCATGAGCGCGCTCAAGCTCGGGCTGTCTGCACTGAAGGCGCCGGTATCTCCGCTTCCGCCCGCAGGGTTCGCTGCGATCCATCCGACCACTACGGTCGAAGAGGCGCTGAGCGCGGCCACTGCTCTGACCTCCAGTGTTTCCAGCATTCTCGGAGCACTGACTACCTCCGACGAAGAGCGCGTAGATATGGACGCCCTCAAGCTCTGCTCTCGCCTGGCTGGCGACCTGGTCGATGCCGCGCTCGACGCCCTGCGCAAGGAGGGCCAGCAATGAACCTCGCGACACTGCTCAGCAATCTGTGCTCCCCGGTTCCCGATGAAGTTCTGACCGATAAGCAGATCCGCTCCATCAAGTTGGAGCGTGGTACGGCTCGCCATGCGGCTCAGAACATGGCGCTTGGTGTCGCCGCAGTCGGGAAACTGCTGGCGAACGTTGGCGCTGAAGGCGAAGTAGGCCAGGAAACCTCAGAGCGTCTCGGCTGGTTTCTGGAGGAGATCGGGGGGGGGCATCTTCCAGTTGGTGGAGCTCGAACAGGTCCTCTCGGATCGCATCAACCGGCAGAAGGAGCGGAAGCAATGAGCGCCTCAATCACCATGCTTCGCCAGGGGATTCGGGCAGAGCGCGACCTGACCTCGTACCTCTGGACGATCCTCAACGAAATGCGGCTACAAAGGCAACTCCCCGAGTGGGCCGAGCGCGCCATCGATGGTACTTCGCAGCAGTGGGGCGAGATCAGCGCACATCGCAAGCAGGTCGACAGGGCTCTGTTCGAGTTGGTCCCTGGGCTTCGCGAGGATGTCGAAAGGACTGATCGCGAGAGCTACGTCGAATGGAGAGCCCGTGAGCGCGAGGTTAAGGACGCGCTGGGAGGTGGTCATGCCTGATCTCTCGAAGGCACAGGCCTCTCGTCCTCCGCTTCCTGTCGACGGGGAGGTGATGGAGCGGGTCGAGCTCAGTCGTAATGAGTTCGATCTATTCAACCACGCTCGGAGCGATATGACGCAACTTCGGGCTCTGCTGATGGACTCGGTCGTTCCTGCTCTGGGTGGTCGAGGGCACCCCGTTGTGACGGAGATTCATGACCTGATCGAGCGGATCATCTTGTGCACCGGGAATTTTCTCTACCGCTACAACCAGCAGATCGGCGCCGCCTATCGGGAGCGTGACCTGTGAACCCTGGGAGCTTCGATACCGGCGACGCGTTTCAGCGCGCGTCCTCAGGCGATGGAATTCTGTTCTGGTTCATCTCCACGCCTGCCATTCAGAAGGGCGGGATTGCGATAGCCCAGATGGTCGCCCCGTTCTCGACCGAGGAAGAGGCCCAGCGTGGCGCCGATCTGCTGAACGACCGCTTCCCCGGCAACCGTTGCTGGGTAGGCCGTGGCGAGTACGCGCCGGAATACGCCACCCCTGATCGTTTGGACCACGACGCCAAGCGAGCACGCGCCGATCTCGCCGGGCTTCTGTCCGGCATTACCGGGAGGAGTGGTCATGACTGATCTGACCGGCTTCGGCGGCCAGTCCGCCACCATGACCAGCCGGGAGATCGCGGATCTTGTTGGGTCGCGTCACGACAATGTCCGCGTGACCATTGAGCGGCTGGCCGAGCGCGGGGTGATTGCTTTACCTGCAATGCAGGAAAAGCCCACCGCTGGCCGCCCCACTCAGGAGTACGTCTTCACCGGCGACCAGGGCAAGCGCGACAGCATCATCGTCGTCGCCCAACTCTGCCCGGAGTTCACCGCCCAGTTGGTGGACCGCTGGCAGGAACTGGAACAGCAGGCTTCCCGGCCACTGACCGCCGCCGAGCAATTGCTGGCCAGCGTGCAACTCACCGTCGATCTGGAGCGGCGACAGCGGCAGACCGAGCAGCAGGTGGCAGCGCTGACCGAAACCGTCGGCGACATGGACCGATCACACCCGCTGCTCGACTCGATCCCCAACGGCATGGAGAGCATCACCGCTATCCGCCAGCGGATCGGAAAGCAGTACGGCCTACCGCCCAGGGTGATCGACGCGGTGGTGCGCGAAATGCCGCACAGCCCGCGCCCCTTCGCCATGGTGCGCAGCAAGCACGAGGAACTGAACGCGCGGCCCTTCGCGGTCTGGGCTAAGGCCGAGATCAGCAGGGTTTTCGAGCGCTTCGCGCGCGGCTGCACCTTCGTGACCCAACACCGAGCCACGCACCCGGATTTCGGCGCCGGCCGGGAGCGCTTCCAGATGCGCGGCACCCCTTCGCAGGAGATCGGCGAATGACCACACAACCGAAACCGGGCCGGATCACCACCAGCCCCAACGGCCGCCCGGTGATCGCCGGGCCCTGGCCGTCCTACCGTCAATTCCGCGACCTGCCCGAGCGTGAGCGTTGGGTGCTCTACGGCCACGCCAAGGCATGCCGCGGTGCTCTTGAAGATCAAGGGTTCCTCATGGCCGAGGGATACCACGACTTCGTGAAGCGCGTTACCGAGGAGTTAGACATATGAGCGTTCAGGCCATGACCTGGGCACTGGAGCAGCAGGTCGTTACCGATGCCGCCATGAGGCATGTGCTGTTGTGCCTGGCGAACTATGCCAACGAGGCGGGAAAGGGGGCGTTCCCTTCTATCGCCACGCTGAGCAGCGATACAGGGCTATCCGAGCGGACCGTCCAGTACAAGCTCCGGTCCCTCGAGGAGGCTGGTGTTATTCGCCGTGGAAACCAGGCAATCGCTGCCGCCTACATCTCGCACCGGGATCGCCTGCCGATGGTGTACGACCTCTCGATGGAACGGGGTGCAACGGTTGCACCGGGTGCAAATGACGACGTAACGGGGTGCAAACCACGACGTAACGGGGTGCAACTGACGACACAACGGGGTGCAACGGTTGCACCCGATCCGTCACTTAACCACCAAAGAACCACCAAAGAACCTAAAGAGCATGTCCAAACCGGCGAAACCGGTTCGGACGACGTGGGTGATCGGAAGGGAAAAACCGAGTCTGGGAAACGGCCGGCCAAGCCCAATCCTCTGGATGGTTTCGAGGAGTTTTACCAGGCCTACCCAAAGCACAAGGATCGAGCGAAGGCGGAGAAGGCTTGGCGGAAGATCGACCCTGCTCTGCACCCTGTGATCATGGCGGCGCTTCCGAAGCACTGCCGACAGCGTGATTGGCTGAAGGACAACGGCCAGTTCGTTCCGCTGCCGGCCAGTTGGCTCAACGGGCGACGATGGGAAGACGAGATAGCCCCTGATGCTGGCCCGGCATCGAGCTTCACCAACCTCCCCAAACACACCCCCGACATGTACCAGGACCGCGACGATGGCAGAGCAAATTTTTAACTTCTGGCGTAAACCCAACCGCAAGAGCGAAGAAAGCCCTTCTCTTCGCTGCCCGGTTCACGGTGACTACCACTCGATCCAGGTGGAGCAGTTTGATGGTAGCTACTTGACTTGGTCTTGCTCACGGTGTGTTTGGGATGGGGTGAATCGCGGGCCGGGGAGCGAGGAGTTTTCGGTGGCTCTGGCTGAGAAAACCCAACGCAAGATCAACGAGTTGCTGGTTGGCTCTGGCATCCCCGCTCGCTACCGGGCCAGCACTTTCGAGACTTACCGCACCGATGGCAAGGCGGAGAAGGCGGCGGTGCTGGAAGCATGCCGGGAGTATGCCGAGCGATTCGTGGAGAACTTCCAGGACGGCCGCTGCCTCTTGCTCTTGGGCAACCTTGGGACGGGCAAGACCCATCTCGCGTGCTCAATCGTCCAGTACGTCGTACGGAACCTTCAGGCCCAAGCAGTGATCACCTCGGCGTCGGAGATAATCCGTGTGGCTAAGGGGGCGATGAACCGGGCGGCGAAGTACACCGAACGGGACACTCTCGAAGAGCTGGCGGGCTTCGACCTGTTGGTGATCGACGAGCTCGGCGCGCAGAGCGGTACCGAGTACGAATTGGGTCTGCTCCATGAGGTGATTGACCGCCGGTATCGGGAGATGCGGCCTACGGTGGTGGTTTCGAACATGAGCGCGCAGGAGGTCGCCAAGTACATCGGTGATCGTGCGGTGGATCGTCTCCGCGAGAACGGCGGCAAGGCTGTTGGCTTCACCTGGGGCTCCGCTCGCCGGGAGGTTCTGGAGTGAGCCGAGAGCTGTACAGCGAAGAGGCTGAGTTCGGCGTGCTCGGCGCTATCTTGCAGTCCGCGCTCCAGCAGAATCAGGCGCTGGTTGACGAGGCCTTGTCCAGCGTGACCGCCGCCGATTTCTACTTCGAGGATAACGCCGCGCTGTTCCAGGCGATCAAGGATTGCTACGAGGAAGGGATTCCCGTCGATCCGGTGACCGTGGGAGTGGTCCGCGATGTGCTGCCCAGCGGCGCGAAGCTCATTCCCTATGCCGGGAACATTGCCCGCAATGTGCCTTCGGTGGCGAACTGGAGGACGTACGTCCGGCACGTCCGGGAGCGGGCCATCCTGCGTTGCTTGATCGACACGGCCGAGTCGGTGAAGGCCTCCGCCACGGATGACCGACCGTTGCCTGAGATCATCGCCAGAGCGCAGCAGGCGATGGCGGACCTGCGCGACCTCGATGACGAGGCGCCGAAGTACAAGCGGCTCGACGAGGTGATGCTCAAGGCTGTCGACGTTATCGACGACAAGTTCAACGGCCGCGCGCCTCAGTGGCCCGGCACTGGCCTGGCCGATCTCGACAAGCTGGTGCGCGGCATCCGCCCTCGGAAGCTCACCGTTATCGCCGGCCTTCCCGGCAGTGGCAAGACCACACTTGCCCTGCAAATCGCCCAGTACAACGCCTGCGAGGCGGGGGAGCCGTGGCTGGTGTTCTCCCTGGAAATGCCCGAGGAGGAGTTGGGCGTGCGCTCAATCGCCTCGCTGGGCGGAGTGGACCTGAAGCGCCTGGACGATCCGCAGCAGTTGGGTGACGACGACTGGCCGCGCATCACATCTGCGGTGGCCAAGGCCAAGGGGGCGCCCTTGTTCATCTGCGACGATCCCAACGTGACCGCCAGCCAGATCCGCAGCACCGCGCGGCGTGTCAAGCGTGAGCACGGCCTGGCCGGCATCGTCGTCGACTATCTGGGCCTGATTCCACCAGAGGCGAAAGGGCGCACGCGCAGCGAAGAAGTGGGCAAGACCAACAAGTCGCTGTTGCGCCTGGCCAAGGAGCTCGGCGTTCCAGTCATCGAGCTGGCGCAGCTCAACCGCGACTCGACCAAGCGCCCCGGTAAGCGCCCGCAGTCGAGCGACCTGCGCGACTCGGGGGAGATCGAGGCCGACGCCAGTTGCATCCTGATGGTCCACCGGGACATGGATAGCGAGGCCGGCCAGAACGGCATCACCGAGATCCTGATGACCAAGTGCCGACACGCGCCGCCGGGCATGTGCCTGCTCCAGCAGCAGGGCATGTACGGACGATTCGTCAACTTCGCCGGCCCACGCGAGATGAGCCAAGAGGAGGTCGAGATGGGGCGTAGCTACTTCGCCAACAAACACGGCAAGAAAAAGGGGAAGGCCGCATGAGCAACGTACAACCGATGGCACCCCGCAAGGTCATGACCAGGCTGGAGCGGGAGTTTCTCAAGGTGGCCGGCCAGGAGCTGGCGCAGGTCAAGGTGGGCGGTGCTGCTGCCTTGGCTGCGCTGCTGGTCATGATCGCCAACTGGCACGGCGACCGCGGCACTCTGGGCTTTCACGACTATGGCCGGCTCTGGTTGCTGGACGGCAATGCGAAGGGCGCGGCGGTGGAAACGCTGCTGCGCGATCTGTTTGGCCTGAACGGTCCGGGGGCGGCATGAGCAGAACTCGAACCTACGTGGACAAGCTGCTGGGCGATACCGAGTACCTCCTCGAGCAGTGGGGGTGGTGGCGAATGGATGGGATGGGGGTTCCCGGATATGTGTCGCCGGCTGCCGCTATCATGAGCCAAGCCATGCCAATGTCGAGCCCAAAGGCCTACCACGTCACTGACGATATGGCCTTGGCCGTCGACCGGGTCATTGCTCGACTCATCGACAGGGCGCCGCAGGCCGGCGACTTCGTGTGGCTCTACTACGGCGCGAAGTGGCCGGCCCTGCGCATCGCGCGTGAACACCAGATCGGCGAGGCCAAGGTGAGGGAGACGTTGAAGCTGGCGGTAGGCTGGGTCGATAGCGCCCTGGAGCGGTTCCGCGAGAGCGCTTGAAGAAATAGTTTTACGCGCGGAATGAAGGGTGTTTTCATACCAGCGTGAATTGCTGTGAACGCAGCGTGACGCACTCGAAACCCGGCCCTGGCGCCGGGTTTTTTATTGCGTTGTCAGGTCTGGCGCGGCATCATCAGGCCCCCGTCTGACTCGATGTTTTCCTTCCTTGGCTTTCAGCGAGATGGACGGGAGGCCCGGAAGATCCCCTCTCCCGGGCCTTTTAGTTTCCGAAGGTCGAAACTCGGTAGACGGCAGTCTCACCTGCCACATCGGGCTGTAAGCAAAGTGACGGGTTACCGACCCGCAAGGCCTTCACCCTTTGCGATATCCAATCAATGCAGGTGGAGCGCAGGATGCGCACGGGGTAGTGGCCCCTATCCACCCGCACCTATTTCAGAGCCCCGCCATCGAGCGGGGTTCTGTTTCAAGGGCTCTGGCTATCTACTCTGATAGGTGACGCAGTTCCGTTTTTATGGTTTGGCCGGAATTGACGGGTTGTCCGTACTGCGACAAATTGCCATCATCGGGCTGCCAACATTTCAAGCCGTCGGTTTGCGGTCCCCATCTCCTTCTAGCGGCTTGAACTGAAAGCACTCCTACTGAACCCCGGCTCCGGCCGGGGTTTTTTATTTCCACATCGTTGAGCCCAGCCATAGCGCTGGGCTTTTTCGTTTCCGCCGCAAGGCAAGCCAACACGCAGCTAGGCCCGTACAGCCGAACGGTGGATGTCCGCTCATCCGTCCGCCCCGCTGCGCTCCTCTTTCCAGGTGAGCGGAGTGGATCAGATGAGTGAGATTGATCTTGATGAGGCCGGCCTGCGTGATCTGGTGATGGTCAATGACGGCCAGGTTGTAACGACCTCGCTGAAGGTGGCTGAGCGTTTCGGAAAGCGGCACGACAACGTGATCAAGGCGATCCGCGGCCTCGATTGCTCGCCAGAATTTCATGCCCTCAATTTTGAGGAGATGATCGTGGATGTCGATATCGGCAAAGGTGCCAGGCGGAAATCTCCAGCGTTCCGCATAACCAGAGATGGCTTTGCGTTCTTGTGCATGGGCTTCACCGGCAAGGAGGCGGCCAAATGGAAAGAGGCTTACATCCGTGCCTTCAACTGGATGGCAGAGCAACTGTTCAAGCGCTCGATGGACTTCGCCACCCTGCGTAACGAGCTGATGGCGGAGTACCGACAAGGGAAAGGAATTGCCAGCCTGGCCGGCAAGACCCTGCGTCGATGGCAGATCAAGGCACCCGTCATCGAACAGAAGATCATCGAGGTCGAGCGCGAAGGGCAGTTGCAGCTGTTTCACGCCTGATCCGCCCCGGAACCCACCCGACGAACGAAAGCCCGCCACTGAGCGGGCTTCGTCGTTTTAGAACCCCTGCGAGGGGCAGAGACTATGAAAATGCCAGAACGCCCTGAAACTTGGGCTGCGCTGCTTGCGTGGCTATCTGCGCACTATCCGCAGCTGTACGCCGCCGGCTTGTCATTTGTGGTCGCGCTGACCCGGGTGATCTACGGCGGTGGAACGCGGCGCCAGGCGTTGCTCGAGGCAACGCTCTGCACCCTGATCACCTTGGGCCTGATTCCTGTCCTTGAGTGGTTTGGCCTTCCGCAGAACATGGCTACCGCTGCTGGGGTGTTCACCGGCTTCCTAGGGGTGAAGAAGATCGCCGAGTTCGCTGATCGGATCGCCGACTGGAAGTTTCCGCGTCGGGGGGCTGGCGAATGAAGATCACCGCCGATCAACTCGACCGCGCTACCGGCTGCGGTGCTTCTACTGCCGGCCTCTGGGTCGACCACATCAACGGCTCCATGGCTCGGTTTGAGATCAACACGGCTGAGCGGGTGGCGATGTTCCTGGCCCAAGTCGGGCACGAAAGCCAAAGCCTCAAGCGCGTGGTCGAGAACCTGAACTACTCCGCCGATGGCTTGCTCAAGACCTGGCCGAAGCGGTTCGCGCTGGTAGAGGCTCGCCAGTATGCCCGCCAGCCCGAGCGCATCGCCAACCGCGTCTACGCAAACCGGATGGGCAATGGGTCGCCGGATACGGGCGATGGGTATCGATACCGTGGCCGCGGCCTGATCATGATCACCGGACACGACAACTACGCCGAAGCTGCACGCGCCCTGGCGCTGCCACTGGTAGCGCAACCGGAACTGCTGGAGCAACGGACCTGGGCAGCCATCGCCGCGGCATGGTGGTGGAAGTCGCGGGGTTTAAACGACCTAGCTGACCAAGGCCGATTCGAGCGGATCACTCTGAAGATCAACGGCGGCTACAACGGTGCTGAGGATCGAGTGGCGCGTCTCGAATGGGCGCGCGCAGCGCTGGCGGGTGCGTGATGAGGTGGGTTCCATGGTTGGTGGTGGCGTTGGTGGCTGCTCTGGTGTTCTGGCGCCTCGATCACGTGACCGCCCAGCGTAACGACCTGCAGGCCGCCGTCGAGCAATCCGCTGAGACGATCACCGCCATGGCCCAGCAGGCCCAGCGCGACACCCAGGCGCAGGTCCAGACCGATGCCCTGGCCCGAACCTACCAAGCAGCACTACAGGCCTCCCATGAAGAAAACCAATTGCGCCGCGATGCTATCGGCACTGGTGCTCGCGTCGTGTACGTCAAAGCCCGCTGCCCCGCAGGCGGAGTGCACCCGGCTCCCGGAGCCCCCGGCAGCGCTGATGCAGGAAGAGCCGTCCTTGCTGCCGCTGATGGACAAGTTGTTTCTGATCTCCGAGCCGGAGTCGAGCGGCGCGAACTGATGATTGAGGCGTTGCGTAAGCACATCGCCGGCCTGCCGAGGTATTGCAGATGGGATGCGAAGGATGCGCCGCTCGCCGAGAGCGCGCCAAGCAGATAGCGAGGGTGGGATATGACCGAATCATGCAAGTGCTCCAGCGAGCGTGGCCTGGATCCGGTGGGCGTTCTGGAGTCGATGCTGGCCGAGCAGAGGAAGACCAACCATCTGCTGGCTCTGCTGATCCAGGCGCTGGCCGATGAGGGCGAGATAGATGCCGACATGCCGCGCGTCGACCTGAGCGGCAGGCCGATCTGATGGCCAGACTGAAGACTCTCGGGTTCCGCGTGTCGAGCCAGGGCGACCGGCTGAAGACTGCGGCGCCTGGTTCGTGGCGGACCGGTAAGACCTCAACCGAGCGAGGCTATGACTACCGTTGGCAGCAGGCACGGGAGCAGTACCTTCGCGATCATCCATTGTGCGTGTACTGCGCGCGCAAGGGCTTGGTCACGGCGGCCAACACCGTTGACCACATCGTGGCTCACCGAGGCGATCGGGACCTGTTCTGGGATCAGGGCAACTGGCAGGCGCTGTGCGGACCCTGTCACTCCGCCGATAAGCAGAAAGAGGAAGCCGCCGGCTTCTAGTAGACCAGCATGCGACCGATACCTGACCTCGATGGATACTTTGCCAGCGAGGATGGGGAGGTTGTGTCTGTTCGTTCTGGCGTGCCTAGAGTCCTGGCGACGCAGATCCATAAGGGGTATCGACGGGTCACCGTCGGCGTGATGGTTTGCGGAAGGCGAGAGCGACACAGGCTGGATGTGCATCGATTGGTCTTGCTGGCTTTCGCTGGAAGGCCCAGTTGTGAAGGCATGGAAGCGCGCCATCTGGATGGCGACTCTTTGAATAATTGCCCCGCCAATCTTGCATGGGGTAGTCGGAGAGAGAACGCGGCCGACGCCATTCGCCACGGAACACTGGGGCCAGGTATGCGCGCCAGGCACCGGAAGCTCAGCGATGTACAGGTGCTTGAGATCAGGCGCCGGCGTCGTGAGGGTGAGTCACCGAGGCGAATTGCTTCCGACTACGGGATCAGCCGCGATTACGTCCGAGTGCTCGCATCCGGAAAGGCCTGGAAATGCCTGTCAGGGTAGGGGGGGCATGGATTAATAGGGTTTCGCCTGAAGCTAGACCGCCCTCGCCTGCATTCGCACATTTTTTCCGATCTCTAGGAATTTTGTTAATGGCGTTAACAGACAAACAGCGACGGTTTGTTGACGCGAAGGCCCGAGGAGCATCCAACAAAGCTGCCGCCGAAGCCGCTGGCTACGCGCCTTCCAGCTCTGCGGCCGCTGGCGCTCGACTTGCCAAGCACCCCGAAATCATCGCCGCCCTGAAGATGTTAAAGGGGCGGCGAGATGTTAAAGCCAAGGAGCCTTCGCCGAAGCAGGGCAAGGACCATGAAGCGCCGCTCGGCGATGAGCAGGAACCTGATGGCGAGTACCTGGATTGCCTGCCGTTTACGGAGGACCCGCTGGTCTGGCTGGTCAATCTGATGAATGAGCCGCGGGCGAAGGTCTTCGATCGCCGCAGCGCGGCTCAGAAAGCTGTCGACTTCTTCCATGGCAAGAAGGGCGAGATGGGCAAGAAGGAACAGAAGGCTGAGGCCGCGAAGACCGCCGGCAAAGGCAAGTTCTCTGCCGGTAAGCCGCCGCTCACCGTCGTAGGGAAGTAACCCATGCTCTGGACAACTGCATGCCCTGACTGGTGGCGGCGCCTGTCTGTGGGCGACTCGATCATTCCGTATCCGCTGTTTCCTACAGAAGCCCGGGAAGGCCTGGAGGTTTTCAAGGCGCTCAAGCTTGTTGACGCCGGAGGAGCTGGGGCCTGTCCCACCATTGAGGCGGCTTGCGCACCTTGGGTTATGGACTTCGCTGCGGCGATCTTCGGCAGCTACAACAGCGAGACTGGCCAGCGGCTGATCACCGAATACTTCCTCTGCATTCCGAAGAAGAATTCGAAGTCGACCATCGCCGCCGCGATCATGCTGACGGCGCTGATTCGCAACTGGCGCTATGAAGCCGAGTTCATCATCTTGGCCCCGACCAAGGAGATTGCCGACAACAGCTTCAAGCCTGCTGCCGCGATGGTGAAGCACGACGAGGAGCTGTCAGACCTTCTGCATGTTCAGCCGCATCTGCGCCTGATCACGCACCGCGAGACCGGCGCCACCCTCAAGGTGGTGGCTGCTGACAGCGACGTGGTGGGCGGCAAGAAGGCGGTCGGCGTGCTGATCGACGAGGCCTGGTTGTTCGGCAAGAACCCGAAGGCGCCGGACATGATCCGCGAAGCAACGGGCGGCCTGCTGTCCCGGCCAGAAGGTTTCATCATCTGGCTGACTACGCAATCGAACGAACCGCCCGCCGGGGTGTTCAGGTCCAAGCTGACCTATGCCCGGGGCGTCCGTGACGGGCGCATCGAAGACAACCGGTTTCTGCCGATCATCTACGAGTTCCCGAAGGAGATGATCGAGAGCGGAGAGGCGCGCCGGCCAGAGAACTTCCACCTGGTCAACCCGAACATGGGCTACTCGGTCGATCGTCCGACGCTGGAGCGCTTGTTCAAACAGGCCGAGATCGATGGCGAGGCCGAGGTGCGAGGCTTCCTGGCCAAGTACCTGAACATCGAGATCGGGCTGGCGCTGATGTCCGACAGTTGGGTCGGCGCCGCATTCTGGGAGCCGCAGGCGCTGCCAGGCCTTTCGCTGGATGCCCTGATTGAGCGCTGCGAGGTGATTGTTGGCGGCGTCGACGGTGGCGGCCTAGACGACCTGCTGGCGCTGACGCTGTTGGGCCGCGAGCGAGGGGGGCGCCGGTGGTTTCACTGGGCGCATGCCTGGGCGCACCCCTCGGTGCTGGAGCGCCGGAATTCCGAGGCTCCCCGGCTCCATGACCTCGCGGCGGCTGGTGATCTGACCCTGGTTGAGAAAATCGGCGATGACGTTGAGGACCTGGCGGTGTACGTCGCTCGGGTCAACGAGGCCGGTCTGCTCGACAAGGTCGGGCTCGACCCGGCCGGCATTGGCGCCGTGCTCGATGCGCTACTGGAGGCGGGGATCACCGAGGAGCAGACGGTCGGCATCTCTCAGGGCTGGAAGCTGACCGGGGCCATCAAGACCACGGAAAGGAAGCTGGCCGAGGGTGTGTTGATGCACTGCGGTCAGCCGCTTATGGCCTGGGCCTGCGGCAACGCCAAGGGCGTGCCTTCCGCCAACGCTTTCCTGATCACCAAGCAGGCGTCCGGCACCGCGAAGATCGACCCGTTGATGTCGACGTTCAACGCGGTATCGCTGCTGTCCCTCAATCCGGAGGCGCGCGGCGGCATGGATGACTACCTCAACAACGGCTTCTTTGGACTCATAGGCTGACCATGACATTTCGCTGGTACAACCCTCGCACGTGGCGGATGTTCGGCTACACCGACCCAGCCACGGGTGATTATGTCGAGGTGGACCTTGAGGTCGGCGGCAAGAGCACCAAGGCCGGCGTGCGAGTGACCACCAAGACCGCGCTGTCGATCAGCATGGTCTGGTCGTGCGTGAAGATCCTTTCGGAGTCGCTGTCGGGCCTGCCGCTGAAGCTCTACGAGGATTCGGACGGCGCCTCGCCGCGCACGTTGGTGCCGCGCAAGGACGGGGCGCAGAAGTTGCTGCGCAAACCCAACCCGTTCATGACGATGCTGAACTTCCTCAAGTTCGTCGTCGTGAACATGGCGCTGCGTGGTAACGCCTTCGCACTGATCGAACGCAACCGCCACGGCGAGCCGATCGGTTTGATTCCGCTCGGTATCGACCAGGTGACCATCGACACCGACGAGGACCTTCTCTACTGGGTGCAGCCCAAGGATGGGGAACGATTCCCGGTTTCTCCGGAGAACATGCTGCATTTCAAGATATTCAGCATGGACGGCATCGTCGGCTTGTCGCCTATCGAGTACCAGGCGGAGACCATGGGTCTGGCCAAGGCGGGCCAGCAATGGTCTGCGCGCTTCATGCGCAAGGGCGGATTTACTGGTGGCTACATCATCTTCAAGGAGTTCCTGACCGAGAAGCAGCAGGCTCAGGTTATGGCGCGCTTCCCCGACGTGCGCAAGGGCGATGCCGACGACCTCGGCAAGATAGCTGTCTTGCAGGGTGGCCCAACCTTTGTACCGGCCGGTCTTAGCCAGAAAGATGCTCAATTCATCGAGTCCCAGCAGTTCCAGGAGGAGGCACTGGCCGGCATTTACGGTGTGCCTCTCTGGCTGGCCAACCGGGCCGGCAAGACATCGATCATGGGCTCCAACCTGGAGCAGCAACTGATCGGCTTCGTCACGTTCGGCCTGAAACCCTACATCGACGCGGTCGAGGACGAGTTCAACGACAAGCTGTATGGGCGCACCTCGCGCTTCGTCGAGTTCGCGGTGGAGGGGCTGCTGCGCGCTGACAGCGCCGGTCGCGCCACTCTGTTCGCTGCGGCTCTTGGTGGCTCCGGTGGCTCTGGCTGGATGACCATCAACGAAGTTCGCCGCAAAGAAAACCTTCCGCCACTTGATGGCCCTGAATACGACCGGGTCTCCCGGTGGGAGATGAAGACCAATGCTCAGCAAACTTGATTGCCCCTTCGAGGTGAAGGCCGCTGACGAGGCGGGCAACTTCGAGGGCTACGCCGCGGTGTTCGACAACGTCGACCTCGGCGATGACGTGATCCTCAAGGGCGCCTTCACCAAGGTGAAGACCGCTCGCAACGGCCGGTTGAAGCTGGCGCTGTACCACGACCTGACTCGGCTGGTCGGAACCTCGGAGTTCACCCAGGATGACCGAGGGCTGTTCCTCAAGGGCCGAGTGAACCTGGCAGTCAGCTACGCACGCGACGCCTACGAGCTGATGAAGGACGGCAGCCTCGACAGCATGTCCATCGGGTTCAACACCATCGAAGCCAACTTCGAGCAGCGCGCGGGGCGGCAGGTCCGAGTCATCAAGGCCGCCGAACTCTGGGAGGCGTCGTTCGTTCCGTTCGGCATGAACCCTGAGGCCGAGGTCATCAGCGTCAAGTCGGACATCCGGCTTTTCGAGAATGCCCTGCGCGAACGCATGGGGCTCTCTCAGAAGGAAGCGGCAGCAGTCGCTTCGCTCGGCTACCCCGCGCTCCGCCGTGACGGCGGTAGCGAGGCCACGGCGATCGTGGAAGAGCTGAAAGACATTTCAACCCTGTTCACCACCCATTTTGGAGTATCGCCATGATCGAAGTGAAAGAACTGAAGGACTCCCTGGAACTGCAACTGAAGAACGGTTTCGACGGGCTCCAGAAGAAGTACGACCTGGCCATCACCGAGGTCGAGAAGGGCAACCAGGTTGCCACTGAGCTGAAGAAGGAAATTCAGACCCAGAAGGACGAACTGCAGAAGGTCATCGACCAGGTGCAGGATCTGGAGCAGAAGGGCGTCAAGCTGCGCGGCGGCCCCGGCGAAGGCAAGAGCTTCATCGATATGGTGAAGTCGCACGACGGCTACAAGGCGCTGCAACAGAAGAGCGCGAATGCCGCCGACATCGAGGTCACCAAGTCGGACCTGGCGTCGATGAAGGAAACCAAGGTCACCAGTGCTGGCATCGTTGTGCCGAACTACGACCCGACCATCCAGCCCGGCATCCGCCAGGAACTGCGCATCCGCGACCTGTTGACCAGCATCCCGGTCAGTGGCCAGAGCTACACCTACTACCGAGAGCTGCTGCACACCCGTGGCGCGGGGCCGGTGGCCGAAGGTGCGCTGAAGCCCACCAGCAACGTGACCTTCGAGTCGGTGACCGACCGCGTCAAGAAACTGGCCGTGTGGATGCCGGTCACTGACGAGGCCCTGGACGACGTGCCGCAACTGTTCGGCTACATCCAGGAACTGCTGCGCTACGACCTCAAGCTGGAGGAAGAAGCGCAGATCCTCAAAGGTGACGGCACCGGCGAGAACCTGAACGGCCTGATGACCCAGGCGACCACCTACGACACCGCCCTGAACAAGGCTGGCGACACCTCCATCGACATCGTGCGCCGCGGCATCTACCAGGTCCGCAAGCAGTCGAAGCTGTCTGCCGACGGCGTGGTGATGACCGAGCTGGACTGGATGAACATCGAGCTGCAGAAGGATGGCGAAAACCGCTACCTGTTCGCCAACCTGCAGGGCCTGGTCACCCCGGTGCTCTGGGGCCGCCCGGTGATCACCTCGGACAGCATGGACGAAGGCGCGCCGGCGAGCGGTGAAGATCCGGCCACCGGCGGCGAGTTCCTGATCGCCAACTTCGCCCGCTCCTCGATCCTCTTCGACCGCATGTCGTTCCTGTTCAAGATGGGTCTGATCAACGATCAGTTCATCCGGAACGAACGGGCGCTGCTGGTTGAGGAGCGTCTCGGTCTGGGCGTGCGTCGTCGCGAGGCGTTGGTGAAAGGCCGCTTCGCGGCGTAACCCCTGATGAGGCCGGTCGCAATGCCGGCCTCTTCGTTTCCAGGAGGCAACATGAAGATCAAGGCACTTTGGGGTTTCGTAGGTGACGCGAAGAAGCTCGGGGCGGAGTCGGCCCAGGTTCGCGCGGGCCAGGTGTTCGATGAAGTCGACGATGAGTATGCACACGTCCTGATCGGCAAGGGGCTGGCTGCTGAGGTCGGGGAACAGACCAAGCCGAAAGAGACCAAGCCGGCGGCGCCGAAAGGGGCCAAGTGATGGAGATCGACTGGGATGCCGATCCATCCATCCTGGCGAAGGTAAAGCTTCAGGCCAGGGTCGAGACGGACGAGGAGGACGAGCTCGTAAAGGGCTATGTCGCCGCGGCGCTTTTCCATGTCGAGCAGCACTGTGACTGCCGGCTGGTCGAAGGTGAGCCCACTGCTCCGGATGAAATCGGCCTGACGCCGGATGTGTGGCAGGCCGTGTATTTGCTTGTCGCGCACTGGTACGCCAATCGCGAGGCGGTTGCGCTGGGCACCATCGCCACTTCGGTTCCGCTCGGTGTCGAGCGCCTTCTCTGGTACAGGAAGAGATTCTGATGAGAGCTGGTCCCCTTCGGCATCGAGCGGATCTGCTCGAACTGCAGCGAGTTCCTGACGGCGGGGGTGGCTATTCCGAGCAGTGGGTCTTCCTGCGCAAGGTGTGGGTTGAGATCACCCTGCCGACTGGTCGGGTGGCGACCGTTGCAAATCAGTTGCAACCGGTCATCAGCGCTGAGATCCGAGCGCGCCCGCATGGCGATCTTGTCGTTGGGCGCCGGTTGTCCCACGGCGGCATCACCTACGCGATAAACGCGGTCCTTCCCGATAACGAGAACAGCATGCTCAGGCTGCTGTGCTCCAACGTTACCCCTACACCGAGGTAAGCAAAATGGTGCTTCGAGCAACAGCGCAACTGAGCGGTGCCGTGACCGCCAACAAGGGCGATGACGTAAGTCATCATCCCGCTGAAATCCTCAACCCGCTGATGGCGCGTGGTCTGGTATTCGACGACGGCAAGGACTACTCCACCGCCGCTGTGCTGCCCGCCCCGAAGACCAGGAAGCGGCCGCGCCGCAAGGGGTGAACCATGGCCAGGCGCTCTCGCATAAAGGGCGACTTCAAGCTGCGCGGCGTGCTGCGACGGATCGCGGCGCTTGACCGCAGCGACCTACCCAGGGGAATGGCGCAGGCTGCCGACCTAGTGTTGGCCACGCAGCAGAACATGATCCCTCGGGACACCGGCGAGGCCGCCGCCGCGCTTCAGGTGCGGATCAGTCGGAACGGCCTGGATGCCCGGATTGGCATCATCGGCAAGCGCGACAACCGGCGCTTCTACTACCTGAAGTTTGTGGAGTACGGCACCAAGGGTTACAGCGGTACGGTCTACCGGCGGCGGGATGCTGGCGCGGTGGGCGGTGAGCACACCGTCAACAGGGATCGCAGCCAGTTCTCCGGCCGCAATCGTCTCGGGCGTCGTGCGACCAAGAACAAGTCGGATGGCGAGAACTTCTTCGGCTACTACCCGGATATTCCGGCACGGCCGGCGCATCCATGGCTGAGGCCGAGCATCGACATGAACCGCGACGACATCCGGATCATCATCCGCGGCGCCATCGATAGCACCCTGGCGCGTGCGGCGAAGGGGGCGCTCAATGGCTGATCCAGGCTTTGCCCTGCAGCGCGCAATCTACCAGCGCCTGAGCGCCGAGCTTACCGTCCCGGTATTCGACGCGGTGCCGGATGACACCCTGTACCCGTACGTGACCATCGACCGCGAAGTCGCGCAGAACACCAGCCCGATTGCTGGCCGCAAGCGCAAGCAGCGGCTGATCTATCTCAGTGTCTGGAGCGACCACCAGGGACAGGCTGAGGTTCGGCGCATCCTCAATGAGATCGATGTGGCGCTGGACGAGCGTCACCTCTCTGTCGACGAAGGGCGCGCGGTGTCGGTCAGGGTTATCGCGTCGGACACCAACCGCGAACCGGACGGTCGGACCTACATGGGCTCCGCTACGGTACGCGTCATCACCACTTCCTGAGCTGTATCAACCTGAGCCACTGGAGGAACCCATGGCAGACAATCTCAACACCGCCGCTGGCTGCCGAATCTCGATCGGCACCAAGAAGCCATCGGCCACCAAGACCGAGTACGAGGCAGATGTGTACGTCGAAGTCGGCGAAGTCGAGGACCTTGGCGAGTTCGGCGACACCTTCAGCAACGTGAACTTCACCGCGCTGAGCGACGGCCGCGTGCGCAAGTACAAGGGCACTGCCGATGCTGGCGACATGACGCTGACTGTCGGTCTGGACAACGGTGACGCCGGCCAGTTGGCGCTCAAGAACGCCCATGCCGACCGCTCGAAGGGCAACTACAACATCCGCATCACCCTGAACGACGGCCTGCCGGGAGACCCGACGGCTGAGCCTCCGGTGCCGGCGGTGCCGCCCACCACCTTCTACTTCGGTGCGAAGGTGATGAACAACACCGTGGCTGCTGGCAGCGCCGACAACGTGGTTCGCCGCAATGTGACCCTGGGCATCAACACCGAGATCCTCGAGATCCCGGTTGCGATCTGATCTGGCCCCGACGAACGAAAGCCCGCCTCGCGCGGGCTTCGTCGTTTAAACGACCCGTGAAAGGAACGCCATGAGTGAAGCCCTGCACGGCACCGTCACGCTGGTGATTGGTGCCCGTACCTACACGCTGCAGCCGACCCTGGAGGCTGCGTTGAAGATCGAATCGCGCTTTGGTGGCCTGCGCCCGGCGATGGAGTCCATGCGCCTGCTGAGCATTGGCGCCTGCGCTGACGTGGTGATCGCTGCCGCCGGCCTGAAGCCGGAGGAGCACACGACCCTCGCCACGCAGGTTTTCGAGACTGGCGTGGTCAAAGTCTCCGCGCAGCTCACCGACTACATCGCCGGCCTTCTGAACCCGGTGCCGCCGAGCATCGCCGAACGGGGAAAGCTCGAGGCGGCCAGCACAGCGCCGTGAGGAATGGCAGCTACGTCGACTACCTGTTCGGCGTGGCCACCGGCTGGCTTGGCTGGCCGCCTGATACAGCCTGGCGCACGCCGATTCCGCAGATCCTGCTGGCGCTGGATGCGCGGCTGGACTGGATGAACCCAGGTAACGCTTCGTCACCCAAGAGGGCCCCCTCGCCACAGCGGAAGGCCACCGTGGCCGACAGGCTGAAGGCGTTTCTGCGGGGGCGCGGGGAGTAGTCGTGTGCCGACTAAACGAGTGGTGGCACTGGGATATCGGGCTGTCTGAGTGATACATTCCCTTCACTGTAGAGGTGGAGTGAATATGAAGGGATTTATAAGTTTGGCTGTTCTTGGCGCTATTGTGGTAGGGGTATCTGGGTGTGATGAGAAAAACTCTGAACAGATAGAAGAGCCATACGGAAAGTGGGCGAGGTTTCACGAAAAAGACCCTATTACAGATGCTGATAGAGTTTCGGCAGTATTGAACTCAGAGCCTGTCTCTGATGGTCTTGCCGTCCCTGCGGAGTTACATGTGCGCTGCTCTGATGGCAATCTTGAAGTGTACATTAGCTGGAATCGTTACATTGGCCGAGTGCATGATATTGATTCTAGGATTGATGACATGCAGCATGAGCCAAATCGGTGGGACGCATCTACTGACGGAAAGAGTTCTTTCTACCCGTTTGTTGGCCCTACATATCTTGAACGGTTGAACTCTAGCGCCAGGTACGTTGCGCGGGTGGAAACATTTACGGGTTCTTCGATTACGGCAGCGTTCAATACAAGTAGTTTTAGTGGTGAGGCTGGCCCGGTAATAGCCTTCTGCGGGAATAGCTAAGCGTCTATTACCTTTTTTACTGTAGAGCCCGCTTTGCGGGCTTTTTCATGCCCGGAGAAAACGATGTCCGATCAAGAAGTCCAGGGGATGCTGATCCAGATCGAGGCCACTACGGCTCAACTGCGGCGCGAGCTGACGAGCGCCGATCAGGTCGTCACCACTGTGACCTCAAGTATCGACAGTAGCCTGGCTACCGTCGACTCAGCTTTCAACAATGTGAGCGACTCCGCCTCCAAAGCTGGTGAGCTGATGAGAGGGGCATTTGCAGCGCTGGCAGGGGCTGGCCTGATTGGGAGCATCATTCAGCAGGTTGACGCCTACGGCCAAATGGCTGATCGCTTGGAGATGGCTGCGGGCAGCACCGAGACGTACAACCAGGTACAACAGCATCTGCTGCAAACTGCTCAAGAGACGTATAGGCCACTGGCCGAGGCTCAGGAGCTGTACATCCGTACGGCAGCAGTTATGCGCTCGCTGGGCTTCGACACGCAGCAGACCCTCGACATCACTGATAGCTTTAGCTTCCTGTTGGTAACCAACGCCGCGTCGGCCGACAAGGCTGGATCTGCGCTGGACTCATATTCGAAGGCCCTGCAAACCGGCAAGGTTGAGGCTGACGGCTGGGTATCGATTCAGGATGCGATGCCGACGATCGTCGATGCGATCGCCAGCGCGACCGGCAAGAGCGCGGAAGAGATCCGCAAGCTGGGCGTGCAGGGCAAGCTGTCGCTGGACGACATCAACACCGGCTTGCTGCGTACTGTGGAGGTCAACCGCAAGGCTGCCGCCGACATGTCGGTGAGCGTGCAAGATGCTCTGGTCAACATCCAGAACGCCCTCGGCGATTTCTTCGGTCGTATGGAGGAGAGCACTGGCGTTGTGGCTGGCCTGGCCAGCGTCATCAGCGTGGTGGGCGACAACATCAGCAGCGTGGCCGCTGTGATGGCGGGGGCTGGGGTTGCTGCGCTGACCGTGTACACCGCTCGTGGCGCACTGGCGATCAAGACCGCCCTGGCTGATCGTGCGGCCCGGATCGCCCAGGCTGAGGCCGTCATGCAGGCGGCGATTGCCGACCAGCGCAAGGCCGAGACCTTGACCGTACTGGCGGCCCGCGAAGCGGCTGCGGCGCGCGGTACCGCCGTTCAGACCGAGATGTCACTGGCACTCGCACAGGCTCGGCAGCGAGAGGCCGCTGCTACCGCGTCTGTGGCCACGGCACAGGCTGGGCTGCGAGCTGCCTCGGCTGGCCTGCTGACAGTGCTGGGCGGCCCGATGGGCCTTGCACTGCTGGCCGGCACGGCGGCGGCCAGCTTCCTGCTGCTTCGAGACAATGCGGGCCAGGCGAGCGTTACCCTGGAGGAAATGGCGAAGCCGGTTGCGCAACTCCGCGAAGAGTTTGTGAAGCTAAACCGGGCCCAGCGTGAAGGTGCTTTGCTTGATTGGAAGGACAAGGAGCTCACTGCCACTGAGCAGGTCAATCAAGCCTACGGCGAGTTGGCTCAGTCCATCCGTTCCGCCACCGTAACGGCGCCTGCGCGGGATTCAAGCGGTCGCTATAACCAGCAGCTTGCTGAGTATCAGTCCGTCATTGAGCGCCTGAACGAGGCTCGTGATAGCGGTGCGGACCTGACCGACATACTTCGCGATGTCGGGCAGAGGCTCAACATCCCGCAAGAAACTGTTAACGGATGGCTAAGGCAGTCGAGCGCGGTCAGCAAGGCTGACGACGTGCTGTCGGCGGTTGTCGAGCGGGTGCGGACACTGACAGGCGCCCTGGACGAAAATACCGCCTCGACCAACGCCAACAACGCTGCCAAGACCGGCATGAGCAGCGCCGGGCAGACCTACCTCGATGCTCTGCAGAAACAGCTTGGTGCTCTGCAGGACAATGGCGATGCGATCAAGGCGGCGAACCGCTACATCGCCGAGAACAAGGATCTCACCGAGCTGGATCGCCAAGAGATCCTGAAGTCGGCCAATGCTATTGAGGCGCAGAAGAAGGCCAATCAGTCCGCAACAGCCAGTGGCAAGGCGCGCACGAAGTCGCTGCAGGATGAGGTCAAGGCGCTGGATGCGCTGATCGACAAGGCGCTGCCGGAGAAGAAGCGCCTGGAGGACCTGGCCGAGGGCGTGGAGAAGCTGCGCAAGGCGCACGCCGCCGGCAAGATCACCGCCGACGAGATGGAACTCGGCATCAAGAACCTGAACGAGGCCTATGCCGACGGTTCGATCCAGAAGCGCATCCAGCAGGAACAGAAGCTGGCGGAGCAGCGGCGCAACAGCGCCGATGCCTATCGAAAGGCGATGGAGGTGGTGCTGCAGGCGCGCCAGGTTGCGATCAACTCTGACGTGGCCGGCATCGGCCTCGGAGACGATGAGCGCGACCAGGCGCAGCGGCTAGACGCCGTGCGGAAGAAGTACGCCGACCTTCGGCGCGAGCTGGAGGCGCAGCAGGAGGACGCCAGCCGGCGCCTTGGCCCGGCGGCCTACGAGCAGCGGCTGGCGGATCTGGCGGACTTCCAGGCGCGCGAGCTGCAGATGGAGGTCGACGGTTATGACGCGCGGCTCGATGCTCAGCGGGACTACCGCAACGGCGCACGCCGGGCGTGGCAGAACATCCAGGCCGATGCGGCGGACGTCGCATCGGCCACCGATGACATGCTCACCACTGGCTTCAACACAGCGAGCAATGCACTGGCCGACTTCGCCACGACTGGCAAGCTAAAGTTCCGCGACTTTGCCAGCAGCGTGATCAACGACATGGCGCGTATTGCTAGCCAGCAGGCGGCCACCGGGTTGCTCAGCGGCCTGATTGGCATGGGTGTGTCGGCGGCCAGCAGCTACTTCGGTGGTGGATCATCTGCCGCCGGCGCAACACAGTCCGGCTACACCGGAGATGCCTATACGAGCTGGCTGACGAAACAGGCTGACGGTGGAGCCTGGGCCAACGGCGTGCAGTTCTTCGCTAATGGCGGGGCCTTCACCAACAGCGTGGTCAACACGCCTACCGCGTTCGGCATGAGCGGTGGTCGCATGGGGGTGATGGGCGAAGCGGGGCCGGAGGCGATCCTGCCCCTGGCACGGAATAGCGATGGATCGCTTGGCGTGAGGATGGCAGGGGGGATGCCTGCTGGTGGCAACACCTACAACTTTCCGCTGTCGGTCGATGTAGAGGTGTCCGGGGTGTCTACTTCATCCCCAGTTCCTGACGTTGACCCGACGCTGCTGGGGAAGACCGTTCAGGCCGTGGCAAAGACGGAGGTGACCAACGCCATCACCAACGGTCTGAGACCTGGCGGTTCAATCTGGCGAGCTATCAATGGGAGAGGCTGATGAGCTTTGAATACAACCGTTACGACCTGGTCCAGAAGATCGGCCAGGCGCTTTCAGAGTTCTTCTTCGACGGGGTTGGCGAAGCGACTAAGGCTGATGAACTTCGTGCGAGAGCGGAGGCTATGGGGGCGATGCTGGGGCGCATTCAAGCTGTTGTCGCAGAGGAGGGGTCTGTAGGGGCGGATACCTTGCTGGAGATACGACGCCTGGAACTGGCCCATTCGAAATCGCTGGCGGCCGACTGTAGCTCTGCAATTCGCCCTGGCGGAGATGTTTGGCGTGCAATCCAGCGGGAGTAAACATGGCCATCGAAACCTTCACCTGGATTCCGGACGACGAGGCGTCGTGCGATGGCGAAATGCGCCTGCGAAAGTCCCAGATGGGAGATGGCTACGTTCAGGTTTCCAGCGACGGGCTCAATCCAGATAGCCAGACCTGGACGCTTACCTTCGGTGGTCTGGCCGAGGAGGTGGCGCTGCCGTTTGCGTTCATTCGGCGCCACGGTGGCTACCGTGCCTTCCTCTGGACGCCGCCGGGTGGTGAGCTTGGCCTCTACCGCTGTGAGGCGTACCAGAGCCAACGGCGCCCGGCAGGCATCACCGTTCTTTCATTGACCTTCGTTCGAGCGTATCACCCATGACCTTGTTAGCGGATATCCAGAAGCTGGAGCCTGGCTCCGAGATCATGCTGTTCGAACTGGACGGCACGGACTACGGGGCCGATGTGCTGCGCTTTCATGGGCACGCGATTGCGCATACCCCTCAGGAGCTGGCAGCCGCCGGCGCCAATGCGGACCAGTTGCCGGCGAAGTCGATTTGGTGGCAGGGAAACGAATACGCCGCCTGGCCGGTGCAGGTTGAGGGCCTGGAGGCGAGCGGCGATGGGGCGTCGGTTCGCCCGAAGTTCACGGCAGGGAACGTCAATGCACGCATCTCTGCGCTGTGCTTGGCCTACGACGACCTGGCCAACTTCCGGCTCACAATCCGAGAAACACTGGCGAGATACCTCGACGCTGAGAACTTCCCGGATGGCAATCCAGATGCCGACCCGACGCAGGAGTCGATCAGCATCTGGTTCATCGACCAGAAGACAACTGAAAACAATGAGCAGGTGTCTTGGGATCTGATCAGCCCAGGCGATGGTGAAGACTCCATTGGCCGGCAGATGACCACCTTGTGCCACTGGTGCATGACGGGTGGTTATCGCGGCCCCTACTGCCAGTACACAGGGCCTGGTTTCGATATCAACGATCAGCCTACGGATGATCCGGCAAAGGACCAGTGCGCAGGCCTGTATCGATCTTGTGAGTCTCGCTTCGGCGCTGGCAACCAGTTGCCTTTCGGCGGCTTCCCCGCTGTCTCGATCATCGCCAGGAGCTGATCATGCTCAAGCACATCCTGTCCGCCGTGCAGAAGCACGCTGCGGCGGAGTATCCGCGCGAGTGCTGCGGTCTGATCATCCGTTCCGGCCGGAGCCAGCGGTACATTCCCTGCGAAAACACCGCCGCCGACGCCGGCGAAGAGTTCCGCATCGCGCCGGAGGCGTATGCGGATGCAGAGGACCATGGCGAGATCGTTGCAGTGGTGCACAGCCACCCCGATGCCACCAGCCGACCGAGTCCCGCAGACGTCGCTATGTGCAACGCCTCGGGCCTGACATGGCACATCCTGAGTTGGCCGGAGGGCGACCTGCGTACCATCGAGCCCGTCGACAAGGTGCCGCTGCTCGGGCGCGCCTTCGTGCATGGGGTGCAGGACTGCTGGCAGGTCTGCTCGGACTGGTACCAGAGGGAATGGGGCATCGAGTTCCCGCACTTCGAGCGGGCCGACGGCTGGTGGGAGAGGGCAGACGGTCCGAGCCTCTACGAGCAGCAGTTCGAGGCCGCCGGTTTCGTCCGGGTGGACCAGCCGCGGCGCGGTGACATGATCGTGATGGCGGTGGGGCGCACTGCGCACCCGAACCACGCCGGGATCTATCTGGGCAACGATCCATCGCTGCCTGGGGAGGAGGCTTCAGTGTTTGGGACTGGCCCCTTCCTGCTGCATCACCTGTACAGCAAACCATCAGAAATCATCATCTACGGCGGCCCGTGGCACGAAAGGGCTCGCCTGATCCTGCGGCACAAGGAGGTCAAATGAGTTCGATGACAGTCATCAAGCTTTCCGGTCCGCTCATTCGTGAGTTCGGCCGGACGCATCATCGGCAGTTGGAATCTGGCACCGCCAACGAGGCCTTCTCGGCTCTACGCAACACCCTCCCAGGATTCAAGGACGCCATCCTCCGCTTGGAGCGGCAGGGCATGCGCTTCGCGATCTTTCGCAATCGGAAGAATGTGGGGGCTGATGAACTGGGGATGGGCGGTTGCCGGGAGATCCGCGTTGTGCCGGTGATCGCAGGCAGCAAGCGGGCCGGCCTGCTGCAGACCGTGGTGGGTATCGCAATGGTCGTAGCAGCGACTGTCGCTGCAGGGCCAGGCGGCTTCGCTGCCGCAGGCGGTGTCGTCGGCGGGATTGGTACCGCAGGCATCGCCCTGACGCTTGGCGGTGTTGTGCAAATGCTCAGCCCCCAGGCCAAGGGGCTTTCGATGTCAGGGGCGCCGGAGAACCTGCCGTCATACGCCTTCGGCAGTGCAAGGAACACCACCGCCAGCGGGAACCCGGTGCCGATCTGCATCGGGAAGCGCCGCTGGGGCGGGGCGATTATCTCGGCTTCGATCTACGCCGAGGACAAGGTGTAACAACCAACCATGAGCGGCGAGGCCGCGGGAGATAGGAATGAACACCCAAACTGCCACCAAAGGTCAGGCTATTAAAAGCCAAGCTGTAGACTCGAAAGGAAATCCAGCTTGGCTTTTACGCTCTGACGGTCAAATAGTGATTTCAGCGCAGTTCGTAAAAGATAGCGCCGTGACCAAGGCTGTTATTCGCGGTTGATA